GGCTTCGGCTGCTGCAAGGGCTGCACTTACGGCTGCGCTGTCACGGTATGCTAGGGCTAGATCACGAGCGGCTTCTGCGGCTGCTTCTGCTGCTTCAGCTTCAAGTTCAGAGGCAAGGGCAGCAGCGGCTGCAGCGGTAGCGTCTTCTCCAGAGCCAAGAATACCATCTACATAAGTCTTAGTAGTAGCATCTGTACCTGTAGTAGGAGTTGCAAGACCAGTGATCTGTGAGTTACCCATAGCGATAGCACCACTCATGGTACCACCAGTAAGGTTCAACTTGAGTGCATCTGCAGTATCTACATAAGTCTTAGTTGCAGCATCTTGAGCTAGGGTGGGGTTACCAAGACCAGTAATCTTAGAGGTGCCCATAGCGATGGCACCTGACATGGTTCCACCAGCCAGAGGTAGTTTAGTTGCAATACTATTAGTAATAGTTGTACTGAAAGCAGCATCATCACCAATAGCAGCAGCAAGCTCATTCAAGGTGTCAAGTGCACCGGGAGCAGCATCAATAAGTCCAGAGACTTCGGAGTCAACATAGGCTTTAGTAGCTGCATCTTGAGCTAGTGTGGGATTACCCATCCCTGTAATCTTAGATGTACCCATAGCAAGTTCACCACTAAGAGTCCCACCAGTAAGGTTCAACTTTAGTGCGTCTGCAGTGTCTACGTAGTTCTTTGTTGCAGCTTCTTGTGCGGAGGTTGGATCAGAGACGTTAGTAATAGGGGTGTTGGTTACATCCAGTGTACCATTAATAGTTACGTTAGTGAAAGAACTCTCACCAGAACCAGCAGTAACATTACCTGTAAGGTCTCCTGTAACATTACCTGTGATATCCCCTGTAACAGCACCCACGAGAGCACCAGTAACATTTACGTCACCTGCTACGTTAGCATCCCCTGCGAGGTGTAGGTCCTTAAACTTAGCTGTAGCAGAACCAAGGTCTACATCATTAGTGGTAACAGGTACAAAAAGACCATCGGAGAGACGTACTTGCTCAACTGCCGCAGAGGATACCTCGACAAAGAAGCCTACACGGTTATTGCCTGTGTCTACCTCAACTTTATTAAGAGCGTCCAAGTCTGCGATAAGAGGGATATAAGAACCCTCGTCTGAAGAACCGTCATGCTTGTGGCCAGTAACACCAGTAGCATCAAAAGCAAATGCATCACGGATTTTATTGTATTCTGTATTAAGAGGGGAAGAACGAACTACCGCTGTAGGTACTAGGTCCGAGCTTGACTGTCTTGTATATCCAGACATTTGGTATCCTTATCTTTTATCTGCCATTGCGTAGCTGAGAACTAGGGCCTCAATAGAGTGACTTGCTTGTGAGTCTGTTGTTACATAAGTAATAGAGACCGATCTACCAGAACCTTCCACAGGTGTCCTACGGAGAGGGCTTGGGTTACCATCGTAGATACTAGTTGCATCATAAGTAGCAATGCCGTAGAAACTAGCAGCACCTTCAGTATTAAAACTGTAATCTGCAGGGCTTAGTGTGTATTCATCTTCGTAGTCGTAAGTAAGACCCATGGTTACATTGATAGCACCATCAGACCTTAGGTATGTGTACACCTCATGAACTACTTTCCTGTTGATAGGGTCATCCATGTGGTAGTATGGGGTTTGGAAAACAGATTCGATTGGTGTACCAGCAAAGGTATTACCTGATTCTTGCCTGTAGACTAAACCATTGGAGTCTCCGTGGATTACATACTCTTCATCACCTAAGTAACTAGAGTCCCCACAGGCCATATTAATACCGATAAGACGAGAGAACTCAAAACCTACTCCGCCTTGCCCAGTACGACGAAGGGCACCGATAACACCCAGAGACTCAGCATCTGGGAAGAACATGCGGAACTGGGACTTTTTATTAAGAACTAGTATAGAGGCCTTTGTCGTATCTTCTGTAACTGTGAGATTCTCAAAAATAGATTGAACTGGTTTGGAAATAGTGTTAATCTCTACATCACCAATACGATCAGTACCACTAATAGGACGGATACCATCGGGTCCAAGAAATAGCAGATCACCATTAAACTCTACTACAGAGTCTGGGGCGACACAACCTAGGTTCTTAGTAACATCTTGAAGGGCGAAGTCATCAAGAGAGGAACCAACTACTTTTTTAATATTATTAGTGCCAAAGATATAGAGAGTGTCACGGAAGGACTTGATGGCATTAATTTTAAAGCCTACATTGATAACCCCAGCACCACCAGCAGGAGTAAAGTCAGTAGGGTCTTCTGGGGCAGAGAACACTAGGCTATTAGGTTCTGCAGGATCGCCAGAGATAAACAAGTGGTTAGCAAAGGATTCACATAGAGATGGGTTAGTAAGTACGCTTCCACCAGTCACCTGAGTATAAGTTGTACCATCCCAGAGAGCCAGTGGGTTAATCCCATCAACTATTGCCAGTTTAGCTACACCCCAGTTCAACTTAGAAAACCTTACTTTAGCTACACCAGTCATAGTAGGAGAGCCAACAGTTGTAGGTGTTACCCAAGCAGATGTATTGTTGTCCCAGTAGTGGAAGTAGTTATTACCTGTTGTTGGTGCCCTGCAGCCAAAGATGCCATCATTGAGGTCTTCAAATACGACAAGACCTAGAGTAGTGCCAGTGCCGGGAAGAGTCCCATAGTCATTAGTAAACCCCTGAATACGTTGATACCCTCCACGAATGGAAGGCTCATAATTAATCAGACGGATAGCTGTACCGGGGAGTTGCGTTGCTTGAGTAAGAACATCAAGACTCGTATACAATCCGCCTGTACAAGAAACTGGAAAAGAGCGGATATCATCCATTAATTGAGTCGTCCTTTTCTCTTACCTTGAATCATAGTAGAGTTAGCATCCAAAGGTTCATCAATAAGAACTCGACGCATAGTTCCAATACCAGCATCAAAGGCTTGCTTATGGATCATTGCAGATTCATTATTAGAACGAAACCGCATCATGTACATCATAGCACCATCAACGATAATATGGTTAAACCTAGCAGGGACTACCGCTTCATCATTGTAGAGAGTAAGAGCTGTAGGAATTTTCCAGTAAGTGTACTCTACTTCGTAAGCTGCATCTGGTACTGGGGTGACACCAAAGGCTTCACCGTAGGTCTGATACACGAAGTAAGGCTCTGAGATACCTGTACCACTATCTCCATTCTCATCTTGAATCTTATGGTTCTGAATATATTGTTCAAAAGTAAGTGGTGTTAGTGTACGAGGTTCAGCACCCAGTGTATCATTCTTTTTTAGGAAGAAGGTATCATAGTCAGGAGAGGAGTAGTCTGAAGGGAAGTTATAAGTCTTCGTACCTGCTACTAGAGTCTCTGTGTATGCTTGTTTCAGGAAAGGCCATTCTTGACCTGTCTGACAGATTTCATAGATTGCATTATTAACTGCATTCTTAGCGAGAGCTTGGACATTACGTACTGTAGCGAATCCTTCACCACCAGTGTCCAAAGGAACCTCGTTCAACCTTGTCAGCACTAGATTTGTAAGAGTAACGAAGTTTGACATTGAGTTTCCTTGATAAAAAGGGGAAAGAGGGCCACCCTTTCAAGCAGCCCCCGATCTTTATTTAGACTTGGTCGCGGGCAACTTCAGCAGCAGTCTTAGAACCACCCATGCCGTCAACGTCCATCAACATTGCGAAGACACGGAGTTTACCAGCAGTGAAGCTTGCACCTGTACCAGCGAATGTCAAGTCCAGCGTATTAGCTGCACCATCAATCTGCGTAGTAGCAGCAGCAGAGATTGGACCATAAGCACCAACGGCAGCACCGTCAATATCAAATGCCACAACCCACTCATCATCATCTGTGGAAGTGCCAACGTCAACCGTAGCGTCAGTACCAGTATTCTGGACTGCAACTTCGAGGACTTCAACACCAGCAGCCATGATCATGGTATTCGCTGGGATAGACAGAACTTGAAGAACATCTGCAGTAGAGGGGGCAGGACCCTCTGCTACAAGATCAACTTCACGTTCAACCAAGTAAGGCTTACGACCGGGATTACCCTGACCGCCAACAGCCTGTACGTATGTAGTAATAGTAGCCATCGTCTAGGTCTCCTTATGCGAGATTATATTTAGCAGTTGTAAGCGCTTCTGGACGAAGAATCTTACGACCGTAAAGATGAAGACCACGGCAAATGTCAGCAAAGCTGTCAGGGTCACGGTAGGTCTCTGTCTTGTTGATTTGCTCAGCAGTTGCTACAGCAGAATCATGACCAGCTACGATAACACCATAGTCAGTGTTCTGGTTAGCAACCCCAGTTGTAGCAGCACCACCACCAACAACGGGAAGGTTGTTAGAGACGTAGACGCGGAAGCCATTCCAGTTATTCAGAACCAAGCCATTACGCAGGGCACCTGAATCACCAAAGTCTGCGTTCAGGAAACGAGAGTCTTCGTCCTGCAGAACTTCCATCAGTACTGGGTCAATCACCAACCAACGGCCAGCTTTATCAACACGCTGTTGATCCAGAAGACGGCCCATACGGTTAATCAACATAACCGGAGAGACATATTCTGTTGGCAGGGCAGTAGCACCGGGCAAACGAGCAGCTACGGGGATCGAGTGATCGCCAGCAGAACCAGTTGTGATGTTACCAAAGCTACCTTTGATGATCTTCATTGAAGTCAGCAGTTCATCGGAACCAGCAGTAGAGACTGCCTTAGAACCGTTCACAACGTCATTCACAGTGTCTGCGTTCGAGTGCAGAGCGGACTGCTTATAACCTGACAGGTAACCCAGAGCTTCTTGGTCGTGTTGGTCAGCCAGACGGTAGGCTGCACGGTTAGTAGCAAGGTCCATGAAGTTTACGTGGCTGTGGGCCTCTTCCAGATCGTCAATCTTGAAAGCAAAAGAGTTAGCTTTGTCGATTACCAGAGAGAAGTCCTCATCATCCAAGTCTTGTGCTTGAATCTGAGAGCCGCGCTTATACTCACTTACTGTGATTTCAGGCTCTTTGATAATACGTACTGTATCACCCTGAGAAGCAATCTCACCAAAGTAGTCAGAGTTAGAGATATCGCCTACGACTGTAGACTTACGGAAAGCCAGTTGGACTTTCTTCGAGTAGATAACGGAACTGAAGTTACCGTTTGGAAGGTTACCATAACCTCCTGCTGTTGCAAAAGCCATCATTATTCTCCTATGATATTTGGCTGAATTAGAGCTAAAGACATACAAGAAGAGGCTGTCGGTTTCTAGGGTGCATCAATATCTCAGTCGGCCAACTTTGATATCAACGGGCCTATACTCAGGCAGGTGATTCTACTTATTGTTTACTCTTGTAGTATTTGGGGATAAAAGAGATAGGGGTGTCCACAGTGGGAGGCCCTATTCTCCTTCGTACCCTAAGTTATACTGCTTGTTGTTAGGAAGTCAAGCAATAATTTAAGTTAACGTGCACCACCAGTTAGATCGTAGAAACCGGGGGTTTTCATGTCTTTCTGAATCTGTTCCCAATTCTTCTCAAAAGCCTTATCTGTCATCTTCTGGACATC